ACTCTGTATTCTATCAAATGTATTAATACCATGGAGTCCTTGTAATACTTTCTGGTAAGCAACTGACTTAACGCCTTGCCTAGTAGGCATAACATCATGAATATAAAATACTTCTGGGATTCCTTTATTAGCTGTTATATCTTGGAATCCTCCTCCAATATTAGCTTGTTGGTACTGGTCTAGCTGAGGCTGTATAATAGTTCTTCCACAATACCTTGATGTAAATGGTATTGATGCAGTGTCTATTGAACCTCTATAAGGATACTGAGCCATTAGTATGTAATCTCTATAAACTGACCAGTATTAAGGCCAGAGTCGTTAATCATATTAGTAGCATTATATCCTATACCATACTGTCTACCACTATTATTCTCTATAACAAAAGAACTGCCAGAGGCATTATCCTTTAAACTACAAAAATCAATAATGAAATCCGATCCATTAGCAATACATAAGGGCATAGCTGCTGGAACTGCATTTATTATATTAGCAGCTGCTGAATTACTATAATAATTCCATAAACCAGAATACCCAAAAAACCAATAATAAGTGCCATCATAGCATAGTGCAGCATTATTGGCGGCTGCAATAGTAGTTCCCAAAATAGGAAAAACTGATGTAACTTTAGTTGGGTCAAATACTACTGATGTTGATGTAACTGTGCCATTATTAGCACCAACTGACGCTAATACAGAATTAGCTAATGGAGTATTACTTGGTCTTGTCGGGACTAATACATTAGTAGTATTACCTTGGCAACATTGTCCTTTAATGTTTGTACCCCATACGTATAGTCCCCCATTAGATGCTGGAGGAGTTACATTTCCTGCAGAACCTACTATACCATACATAGTACAGTATTGGCCTTCAGCAGAAGCATAGATAGAATTAAAAGTAACACTGCCAGAACTCGCTGTTAAAGATGTTACGTTAGATGTGCTATTATTTCCAATTCTACCATCAGCATTATAACCAGTACCGTAGAAAGCACCTCCAGTAGTTATTAATGCCGATGACCCGTATGCACCAGAGTTATCAGCTAAAGCCATTATTTGCCTTACTGAAGCAGTAACTACTTTACCAGATCCGGTAATAGCAGTAAATGTAGCTTGATTACTTATAGATCCTATACCAAGCTCTCCTTGGCCATTTTTACCGCAACTATGTACCACACCAGTAACATCTAATACTAAAGTATGGAATCCAGAAGAGCTTATAGATACTATAGCATTAGTTCCCCACGAACCGTATATTAATTCTGGTAAGTTTTGTTGACTAGTAGTGCCATCACCTAACTGCCCATAAGCATTATATCCCCAACCAAATAGTCTTCCATATGTATCAATGGCATAAATAGTACAGTTATTACCCCCAGCGGCTGCATTACCAGCAGCACGCCCTACACATAATGTTACTATAGGAGAACTAACACCGTTCCATAATGCATTAGGCCCTAATGCATATACTTTTTGCCATAAATATTTTTCTGTAGTAGTGTTATCACCGCAGCACCCTGTTGAATTATTACCAATTGCCCATACATTGCCAAGGTTAGATAATCCTAATATAGTATCGCCAGCACTAAATACTTGAACAAATATCTCATTAGCAGCAGGCAATCCGTATGCAGCTGAGAAGTTATTAAGTATTACTGCTCCTTGTAAAGAGCCACCAGCATTATTACCGCCATATTTAAATGTGCCTGAAGACCCTCTGAATACTATCTCGCCATGTTTATTTATCCATACATGATATGTAGTACTAAATCCCCTAGCAATTGGTCTCTTAACTGGGCCACATGCTGGGTTAGGCAGTGCACTTATTTTAGACGGTAAACTAACTGCTACTGCTGTATTGCTATTAGCACTATCTACTAAAGGAATCAAACCAACATTCTGTGCAGTAAAACTTTCAGGGGTATCATTCACTACCCATATAGGATCAGTACCATTAGATACTAAATGATAGCCATTAGCGCCTAATGGGAGCCTAGCATTAGCCCCAGAATTATAATAAAGAAGATCACCTTCTGTAGTAAGTACACTATTAGCAGGAACCACTAATGCCCAGTAAGAAGTATTTGATGGGGCATTGCCTGTAGTAGCTGCTATAGCTATGTATAAAGCACCTCCGAAAGTTACTATATTATTAGTAAAGTATGCAGTTACGGATGAGTAATTACCTTCATAAACAAATCCAGAAGCACTAGGGGGCTGTATACCTGCTATTAATGCAGGCATTACAGTATTATTAATATATTGTTTTACCAGTAGTATTTCTTCTTGAGATAATGATGAATCATCTCCTTGTACTGGATGTGTAAGATCTGTTAAACTGGGGGTATATTCAATAGCCATTTATATCGTTCCTATTTTAGCTTTGACAATATCAAGCCTATTATCCATTACTCTTTGCTCGAAAGCTTTAAATTCAGAATCTTTACCTATTATCCTAAATATCTCAGCAGCAGCATGTTCCCAAATAGCGTAGTCAAATTCATCTGCTAACCAATCAGTAAATCCTGAAGTAGGATTACCATACTTTGTTACATCAGACATATCAGGAGTCCAATAATAACAAATAGCTACTTGACTTACTGTTCTTGGGGCTACTATATTAATTGTCTGTCCAACTTTAGTGTAATAAGTAAGAGCCTCTAAATTATAGTTATCAAATATATTGTCAACAGCTTTTTCTTCAAAATTTAATTCCCCATAATAACCATTGAATGTATATAACGAGGCATTAATAGTTGATAGTACTTCTCTAATATATTTAATCTTTCTTATGGTAGGATAAAGATTTAATCCTGAAGATGTAGTAGACACAGCGTAGCGATAATTATCAGGATTACTAGCAGTCAACGATACAGGCCCAGCAATCATAAGATCATCTGGATATTCAAAAGCTGCATGTTCTTTCTTAATAGCCCTAATAATAGCTTGTTGGGTTTCGTTTACTAAATCCTTACGCTTAGTTACATTGTAAACAGAAGTAACTAAATCGCTAAACTGTGCCATAACTGATTATCCTTCTTTAGTTTCTACTTTAGATAAGTTAGCAGCTATAGCTTTTTGTGCAGCAGCAAGAGCTGCTTTTGCTTCAGTTGCTTTATTAGCCTGAGCTTGCAAATCTAATGTTGGCGTATCAACTAATTTATTAATAACATCAACAGTACCCCCCATAGGTTTACCCATATTAGGAGCGCCCATAACATCTGTAATTACCAAACTATCATTTTGATGACCAAAATGTTTAGCGGAGTTTACAGGATTATGCCTTAGGTTTTCAGGATTATATACTTCTTTAGTAGCCCCAGAATGGTTAGTTTGAGTTACCCATGTTTCGATTACTAACTTTGCATGTTCATCATCAGTAACGCAAGTACCATTAGTAAAGATTATGCAGCCACCTTTACCGTTAGGTATACTAAAATTGGCATTATTGCCAAGATTATAATAATGAGCTACTTTTTCAACATCATTAAGCTTTTCAATAGTATCAGATTTATTTAGTTCTATTACTTCATTAGTCATATATTATTACTCCAAAAAGAAAGCACTTCCTTGTGCTGGATATTATTAAGATGTATTAAGTGTAGAAATACCAGGATGATGTAGCAGAACTATAGATCATCTTAGTAGCAGTATTAATTGTAGCTGACGATGGAGCATTAACTAGCGTTGACCCATCTAAGGCTGTAACAGTCAAGGATGTAATAGCTTTAGTCCAGATAATAAATACTTCTTGGCCGTTATAAGGGCTAGTGGGAGGATTAATAGTTAATGCTGCTAATGTCCCCGCCGGTGCTATTAATACCCTATCAGCACTAGACCCTAAAGCTATTGTGTTAGTAGTTACAGGAACTAATGTAGGCATATCTCCATGAATACGGCCAATGGAATATATCTTAGCACCATCATCAAAGAATAAGCCGTTATTACCATCATGGCACATACCGCGGCCATTAGGTATTGTTGTCCCTACAACTACTAAAGGTAAGTCAATTAGACTTGCATTTGCCATTGTAGTATCCTAGGAAACTGGAACCTGAGCGGGCCCAATAGCGGTTTGAATATTAGTCAGTACGCCACAACCAGATGGATTTTTGCAAAGTATAGTTACTTCAGTAAGTAGTGAACCACCTTGAGCATCAATAGCTTGGTCAATAGCAATGCCATTCTGATTATATTCTTCAGCTTTAGTTTTACGTCCAGTAAGATAAGCTACGCTAATAGCAGGCAAGTCAATAGCAATAGCCAACATCTGCCAAGCTGGGTTAGTATTAAGTAATGGATGCTCAATAATCATTAAGTCACCACGAGTAAGCTTAGCAGAAGTATAGCGGAGACCCCACTCAGTAGCACGCTCAACGAAATAAGTTACATTAGCACGGAAAAGTCTATTTAATACTGTATGCGATGCTCTGCCTACAAATAGGATACGCTCCATACCTGATTGTGGGTCATAGGCCATATCAAAGATATTATTAGCCCAGTTTTCAAAATCATTCATATTTAGACATCCAGCAGTACCTACAGAAGTACTAACATTAGCATTAATGCTAGATGCTGTCTGTATATTCTGGCTGCCAGAACCAGCGCCAGGAAGGAATAAACCAGCTGCTTGAGGAGAACTAGCACCTGCGTCAGTAATTTGAGCAATAACACCATTCATAGTACGAGATGCATAGTTAGTACCCAATACACCTACTACATTAGAGCGTTGACCAAATAAGAAAGATTTCTCAATGTCCATAGCATGGTACTGAGAGCATTCTTTACGTGACTTACCAATGTTAGTATCGCCAATAAGGTTCTGAATAGCAGCTACAGTGCCGGAGATAGACCAAGCATTACGGAAGATTTGTGTATAGTTAATAACACGAATTTCTTGGGTAAGGAATGAATTAGGTCTAGTAGAAGCATCAGCAAAAGCATTTCCAATGTGAACGAAAAGACCTCCATTAGCAATACCACTTGAAGGAAGAGTAGCCCCGGTGTAGCCAATACCACGAGTAACAGTAATAGAAGTACCTCCATTACCAGTAGATGATGTTACTAACACAATCTCACCAGTCATAGCAGTATCAACTGCTGATAAGGTGTTACCAGTGCCAGTATTAACAGTACCTACCCAACGATATAGACCATTAACCAACGCTTGAGCAGCATTACTAACAGTAAATGTAGATGATGAATAAGGTACTGCGCTACCAGCTACTGCAGCTGTTATTTGGAATGTAGGAAATACCATTACTTTAGAGAAGAACCCATGCTCAATCTGAACAGCAGTTTCTTCTTTTAGCTTAGCAGTTAGACCGAAAAGAGTCGAGTCACCTTTAGGCAGCAAATACTGCACCATAGTAGGAAACGATTTCTTTACAATCTCAGTATTAATTAATGGGGATATTGATGGGGAAGTAGCTGAATTAGGAAAACCACTAATATCATATGCACCTGCACCACTATTAGACCCAACAACTATATTTGGGCCGTACGGACCGTAATTTGCCATTATTATTGCTCCTTAGTAAGGATTAAAGAAAAGAAAATTTATTTATCTGAAGTCCAGTAAGCAGTCCAATCAGTTCCGCCAGTATCAATTCTTGTATTATGATTATTAATATTAAAAGGTTGATTACCGGTATTAGGATTAAGATCACTTCCTAACCGTTTAAAATAAGTATCTACTGCATTAGCTAAATCTGCATGAGTAGCATTAGGGTACTTTTGCAGAACTTGTCTTTGTACAGTATCTACTATAGGTGCATACATTGGATTACTGTATATAGGATTCTGTTTAATAGTATCCTGTAACCCTAATTTTTTTACTTCTGCTTGAACTAAGCTAGCAATGTTTTGATCAGCATTAGTAACAGTGCCTTGAACTAACTTGGCAGTACTTTGTGCTGATGTTAATACTGCTTGTCGTACAGCATGATTTATTAATTGAGGTAAAGCTGCTATTGCTTGATCACCGCCTGCTGCTATATGTTGAAATAACTCTGGATTAACGCCTTTAGTAAAATCAACAGTAGCAAAGTGTTGATCTAATTTATTCATGTCCAGATTAAAATTAATACCACTACCAAGAGCAGGATTACTAGATTCAATAGGATTACCGTCTTTATCTAATACAGGTTCCCATAGTTTGGCTAAGTCATCTTGAGGTTGGGCTGGTGCTGCACTAGGATTATTAGTTCCTGGAAGATTAAGATTATTAAGTACATTATCTAAACCAGTGGCAGGTATAGTTTGCCCTGGCTGAGGTTGTTGTTGCTGTAAACCATTACCTGGTAAAGCAGCCGGTGTTAAAGGAGCAGTATTAGTATCACGACCGCCAAATAAGTTATCGAACATTCCCATTGTTATTCTCCTGAAGAATTTTGTTGATTATTAATATCATTTACTACTGTAAAATGAGTATTAATTAAAGTTTCATATACAGCTATTTGAGCTTGTAATGCTACTTGCTCTAATATTACTGGCATTGGGTCAGATGCATTATGCCTAATAGATGTACACATTCTAGTTAGTCTTACTATTTCATTTCTATAGGTTGCTATTTGTTCGACATTTAATATCGCTCCTTTTAAAATCTCATCTTCGGTTAAAGAATATTCAGTTAAGTTTGAATCTATCGGTTTCATGTTAAATCCTTAGTTAGGTAATAAGCAAAATAGCAGATAACTATGAATACTAATATATCATCTAAAGATATAACTATTGAACCCCTGTGTTTTCAGGTGCGGTTGCTCCAGTTTGTTTATTTTGTGCTTCTAATATTTTAGCTATCAGCGTTTGCCCTTCTTCTTTATCTTCTTTAGTATTACCGCTAATAGGTTTCATATCAGGCCCTAAGTTATAATCTGCTGGTTTAGGTTGTGGGGGTAGCTGTTCCTGCTTAATTTCAGGATTCTGTTTCATTACTTGCATAACTGTTTGTTGCCAGCTACTAACTGCTTGTTCATAAGCTATCTGCTCTGGAGGTTTCTTAAATTCATCAATATCAGCTCCCTTGATTTCCATTAGATAAGAGAAGGTTTCACCAATATTATATTCACTGCCTATTTGAGCATTACTGCCAAGTACTTGCATAGCTACTTGCCAAGCTTCCATATCCATTTCTTTACTAGCTGGGCTTTCACCATCTGTTAGATTGAAGTCAAATACTGCATTACGAAGTATAATAGGGTCAACTTTAACAGTTTTCTTAGATGACTCATGATAAATAGAATCAGCTCCTTGATACTGGAGTATATTAAAAGCTACTATCTGTTTGATAGGGGCAAATACTTGGTCTTCAAGAGTAATAGCTTGTGTTCGTGATTTACTGTCAGCATTGTCCATAATAGTGTTAAATTCTTGACCAGTCTTATTTCCTTTAACAAACTGTCCTCTTTGAGCATTGTTCATACCGGTAACTTGATTGGCCATACCTGCTAAAGTCTGCATTGTTTGCATTCTAATACCGGCCATATTATCATTAAATGGTATAGGATAAATCATCTCATTAATAGGAACCCCCATATAACCGGCTGGCTTAATAGGAATTCTAGCGGTAGGGTTAGGGGATTCAATAGCTTTCTTTTCAAGATAATTTGGATTATATATAATCCTATCAGATATACTTCTTCTTAATGCCGCTATTTCAGCATTCATTATTGTACTTGATACTTGCTGATAAGGCTTTACATTATCAAGGTGTGATTTAGTTTGATATTTAATACCGTCATCATTAGGGCATCCAAATACAATTGGTATCAGATCATGTGCATTAGTTTGACGTTCTGCATAGATTAATACATTGAAGTTAATAAAAACAAATTTCCATATTTGTGGAACATATTTATCTGGAGCATCTATATAGAAATCATGAGGCATAATACGAGCATACAAAGTAGTCTTTAGGTATTGGCCTTTGTATGCAGTTCCATCACTTTGAGGAGCAAATCCCATAAATGAGAACCAATCCATACCTTGGGTTAGCGTGGATAATGTAGCTAATGCATTAGGATTTATTTGTGGTATCCAAAACTCTGATAACATAGTAGGAGAACTATAAGCAGCATTTAGATTCTCTCTAATAGCATCTTCCCCTAAATGCTCTATATATTTATGTAGATGATTACGTGTAATAAGCTCATGATATCCAACATACTCAGCATCTTGTGATACTCTATCAGCAGGAACAGTAGTATCCCAAAAAGTGTTATACATATCCATATTTTTCATTCTATTACCTTCCATGATAATATTCTGAGGTTTACCTTGTTTAGCAGAAAATTGGATGTCAGTTCCTAGCTTAGCTGTTGATACTTTATCCCAAGATACCTCTACTGCGCCAAGTGAATATCTAGCATTGTTTCTGAAAAACTTAATAAGTTCCTTTCGCCATTGCCAATATTTTTGTTGCTTGCCAATAATAGCTCCCATCATCTCAGCAGCTTCCATATACTGTGGACAACTAATAGGTTTAAATATTGGTGTTTGTGATAAGAATACATCAGTCATAAATGCTACCCAAGACTCTACTTGGTCAAATGCTAATGGTACTTCTATGTCTTGGTATTTAGACAGGTCACCGATGTTATTAGCAAGGCGCGCTCTAAGATGGTCTATAGACTTATCAGATTCTCGATAATAGATGAGATCTGATTGTTGGAGTGTTTCTCGGATTGAGTAGAAGTATGTATATCTAGCCCTAAGAGACCAGAGATAAGATATTAAAGTATCTTGTGAATACTTAGATATTGGTATAATGTCATTAGTTGCCATAAGTGCCTTTAGTAAAATTATTAGTGCTTGATTAATTCACTTTTGATCTGTACGCTGCCGAGTCGCTTCCGCGACATCGTAGCAGCTAGAATTACTTTTTACTGTTAAAATGGGGATGTTACTGAAACATCTGATATAGTCTGATCATATCCTAATCTTAATGGGTTAAATGCAGTAATGTATGGGCCAAACTCAGTAAGACATCGTTGAACATAGGTAACACAATCAAGTATATTATCTATGTTATTAGTGACTCTAGGATCAAACTCTAATGCTTGTGCAGTAATAATAGGTGCACAAGAAGGATGAATAAATAGCTCACCTGCCATCCATGATTTGAACATATCTAATATTCTGGAATTCTTACTTCTCTTACCAGAGTAAATAGGCTGTATATTGATTTCATATGCTTCTATCTTCTCTATATACTTCCTAAACCAGAAACAGAGAGAGTACTGATAAGCATTAGCTTCTACACATATTAATGTACATTGCCATTGAAGCGCTAATTTGATAGCTTCCATAATAGTATCCTCTGGTGAGTATCTTCCGTTAGATACTGCTCTAACAACAGGGCGCCCACTGATGATGCAGTTAACAGTAATAGATACAGCATCAGAATTTACTTTATCATTAGATGGATCTATGATGATAAAGTTACCAGCAGATATTTCATCATCTTCAAATGGGTATGGAGGGAGGCAGCTAATATCAAGATTATTATTCATATTAGCATTCTCATCATTCATTACTTCTGCTAAAAAGATTTCCTCTTTACCTGCATTACAGTCAGCTTCATACTCTGCTAGTAACTGCTCTATTGGCTTCAGTGCTGGCCACAGTGATTCCCCAGATGCTAGGATGCCACCTACTATGAACTTAATCCATGATTGATTCGATTTTAGTTTCCTTAGTATGGAATGAGGTGTTGGGTACATATTAGCAAGAAAGATAAATAAGCACCCTGTATGGGCTGCTGCTTTCATGGCAGTACCAAACATCCAGTTCTCTATATCATTAGATACTGTTTCACTATCAGCATCTTCTCGAGATTGAATATCATCAAAAAGCATAACATCAGGGCGCTGATTGTCTATATTAAGCCCCCTTACTGACCCTCCTTGACCGAGAGCTGCTAGTATTACTGTCCTTCCTCTGAATGAGAATACTTTAAGTTCTTTTCTATCTGTTACTAATCCAATACGCCAATTTCCAAAGATAGTGACAATATTAGGTTCATCTAATAAAGATACAATATCAGATATAATATATTCAGCTTTAGTGGCAGTGTCAGCAAGCACAAGGATAAATCGCTTTGAAGTATAGAGAATAAAATAGGCTATGGCAAGTTTTACTAATGAAGTCTTGCCAAAGCCTCTAGGAAGCCCTACTGCTATTCGAGAAAAATCTCTTATCTTAAGAGCATAAGATATTAACATGTACCATAATTCTTTAAAGATATCAGGGTATCCAAATTGAGTTACTATAGGTAATGCTAATGAAGCAAATGTATCTAAGTCTTGTTTAGCAGCTTCATATATCTCTGCATGGCTAGTAGATACAGTTGTTACTTCTTGGTATAGCTGTATCTGATTGCTTTGATTGCTTTGATTAGGCTGCATTGTTGAGTAGATTCTCTAATAGTTTATTAGCAGTAGCTTTATTAAGTTCTGCTAGTTTAGAGTTTTTAATATTAATATTCTTAGCTCTAATCAAAATTAAAGTTGATCTTCTTGGAGTGATTTGGTTGTTCATTGACTTTCCCCGTCTTAACTTTTAAAGAGCCTGAAGGCATAGTTATCAACTCTTGGTCTCCTGCTACTCTTACATTGTTATGTGCATCTATTACTACTGAATCATTATTAAGCACATCACCAGAAGTAGCTACGTTATATTTGTTTATTATGTGCATTGGAAGCACAATGTTTACTATTGTATTGGAACCAGTATGGTGAGTGTTATCCTCATTATTAGCCCCTCTTCTCTTAAGGGCATTAATAGTAGATAGCATTCTAACAGCATCCATAGGATTCTTCAGCATGTATGGATTATCTTCTATTTGTTTTATCTTAGTCTCTACTATACCTATAGATCTGTCCTCAAGAGAATTAATTCTATCATCCCTATTAGAAGCTTCTACTAAAGCATCGTATTTTAATGCAGATATTCTAGTAGTATTCTCTGAAGCTATTTGTGATATATAAGATGGAGTACACCCTATCATATCAGCTATGATTGACACGGCCACATTTTTGGCCAAGAGTCTGACAATTCTTTCTTCTGGCGAATTTATCGGTAGTGTGGTTGTTGACATAGTGAAACATCCTATTTTATTTACTTTATACTTATACTAATAATAGAGTTTCCTAAAAATCCCTTAGTAGCGATGGGCCGAAATTTGCTATGAAAAATTTTTAGAAAATTTGGATAGGTTCTAATAGGATAGGGTGAGGGGGCATGCTAAAAAGGCTCCTACCCCCCTCCAATTGATAATAGCATTGATAATAGTATTGATAATCATTCTCATTCTCATTCTCTTTCTCATTCTCATTCTCATTAAGATAGCAGTCATGCTAGTAGCAGTCGTGTTGGTTACTTGGTTAATTAAACAGTGTTTAATAGTGTTAGACTCCGCTGCCTAAATATTGCGATAGAACAACGTTTAATTAGTGCCATGTAGGGTAGGATAGGTTAAGGCTAGCGTTTAATAGTGAGCATGATAGACACCTTAGAATCGATAAAAAGCCGCTGAGTTCTAACATGATTGAACAGTGGTTAATTACTAAGTTATTGATTTTATTAGGTATTTGTTTTGATGGGTATTTGTTTGTTGGGTATTGACTTTGGTGGGCTAAGTATGCTATGCTAGTGCCTTGCATGGATAGCACAGGGCGGAACAGGGTATATACATATAGTATATGTATAGTATATAGTTTAATTTTAATCCGGTGTAATTTAATTATCTCACTTTAATTTTAGCTGGTAACTTACTACCAAGGTTTGAAAATGAATACTAATGATAATAATAATATTGGTAATATGAATACCAATATAATCACCTACTTGGTGGGTGGATTAAGGTTATCAGACTTAGACCTGATATCCGGGAAAGGATATCACTTAGTACCTAATAACTTGCCCGGTATAGACCAAACTGGGCGTATAGCCGATACTGGCTATAGTGTGGCAACTGGGACTATTAAGGAACTGCTAGCGTATGCTAGTAACTATATCTACTGCGGTTCCAGTGACCACTATTGCTTTCTGATCATCGATAGCACAGGGAAAGTGCTAATACAATGCAATTGCATTGTAATCGAGGATGAGAGTGATTATGATGAGGGTGATTGATAGTTATTAGTATTAGTTATGGGCTTATTTAATTTAATTTGATTTAATTTAACTTGGAAAATAAAATGAACACAGCAGATATTTTAAATTTTAAGTCAAAAACGGATAACTACTATTTTTTCCGCCCAGCTGGCAATGCTAGTGGAAGGCGTAGAAATGAGGATAAAAATAGCTTCCACATGGAAGCTATTTATAATGGTGACACTATTAGGGTAAGCTGTAGCTGGCGGGAGTCCTGTAGTAATGTATACAGGGAGTTTGCTATTACAGTTAACGGGGTTAAAAAGACGGTTAGGGCTCTAAAAAAATTACCAGCTGATCTAGAATTTTCAGCAGGTTAAATAGCCCAAACAGCCTGTTTAACCCATTTAACCCAAATAGCCCATTTAACCCAAATAGCCTAGGGGGGTGTGTATCCATATGGGTGATTATCTCACCACACCCCTATTAGTGATACTCTACTAGCCATAGCCTATTATAGGTACTCTAGTAGATATACTGTATAGTGGGTACACTATTAGTCCCTACTTTAATCTATATTCATTTTAAATGTAAGGGGTATATATATAGGGGGGTCGATCTCTGGTTTACATAGTGAGGATACCTAATAGGCTAAATAAGATAATCAGGCTATATGGGTTAGTTACTAGGTTAATTTTTAATACTAATTAGTAGATACTATTAAAAATTGATTTATTAACGATGATAATAGG